TGCTGAGGATGACCTTACAGCCGATAAATTAAAAAATGCAGCGTCTGCTAAAAAGTTAGCCTTTGACGATGCACTATCTATGCTACATAAGATTGAGGAGGAGGAGAACAAAGATAAAAATGTAGACATCATTAAGATTGATCATGGAAGGCAAGGATTTGCTGAGGGAAGAGCTAAGAATGGAAAATAACTTATATAGAGTTGTTGTAGATCAAGTTCCCAAAAGTGTTGTAACTACAAGGAACAAAAAAAAAGCGTGGTCTTATGGATACAGTAGTGACTATGACTTTGTTGTAATATCTAAGGATGGCACTATAGGTGATATATACGAAATAGGAGGCCTAAAGGTTGCACTTCCAAGTATTCCATCCAAGGTAGACAACTTCAATAATGTTTGGGCTCCAAAAGAATACCCTGAAGAGCTACAAAAAATAAAAACTATTTTTGATTGGAATAGGAGGGACAATGTTTTTAAGTCACGGTATATAGACTTAGTCGAGGGAGAGTTTGATAAGAGGGAGTATGGTTATTGGTTTATGAATAATAATAGCCCTACCTACGTAACTGGTAGTCATTACATGTACTTACAGTGGACTAAAATAGATATTGGTCTTCCTGATTTTCGTGAATCAAACAGGATATTTTATATTTTCTGGGAGGCTTGTAAGGCTGACTCTAGATCTTTTGGTATGTGCTACCTAAAGAATAGACGTTCTGGATTCTCTTTTATGAGTTCATCTGAGTCTTGTAGCACTGGTACAATAGTTCGTGACTCTAGAATTGGAATACTATCTAAAACAGGTTCTGACGCAAAAAAAATGTTTACTGATAAGGTTGTTCCGATAATACGTAACTATCCATTCTTCTTTAAGCCTATTCAAGACGGTATGGACAATCCAAAGACTGAGCTTGCGTTTAGGGTTCCAGCTTCAAAGATTACAAGAAGGAACATGGACGATGAAAAGACTGAAGAGATTGATGGTCTTGATACTACGATTGACTGGAAGAATACTGCTGACAATAGTTATGACGGTGAAAAATTACTCTTGCTAGTTCATGACGAATCTGGAAAATGGGAGAAGCCTGAAAACATATTAAACAATTGGCGTGTAACAAAGACCTGTCTTAGGTTAGGATCAAAGATTGTTGGAAAGTGTATGATGGGGTCAACGTCAAATGCATTGTCTAAGGGTGGTGATAATTTTAAGAAACTATTTAACGATAGTAATCCTGCATCACGATCTGCAAATGGTCAAACCAAGCAGGGATTGTATTCTTTATTTATACCAATGGAATGGAATATTGAGGGATACATTGATAGGTATGGATGGCCAGTTTTTGAAGATCCAAAAACTCCTATAGTTGGAATGGATGGAGAAAAAATAACTAACGGTGTTATTAGTTGGTGGACAAACGAGGTTACCGCATTAAAGTCTGATGCTGACGCATTAAATGAATTTTATCGACAGTTTCCAAGGACTGAGTCTCATGCATTTAGGGATGAGTCAAAGCAGTCATTGTTTAACTTGACAAAGATATACCAGCAGATTGATTATAACGACTCATTAATAAAGGATAGAGTTTTAACTAGGGGTTACTTCCACTGGAAGGACGGTAAGCCAGACACAACTGTTGTATGGACTCCAGACCAGAAGGGTAGATTTCTTGTGTCATGGATACCAGAGCAGAACAAAAGAAATAACGTAATAGACAGAAAGGGATTAAAGTATCCTGGAAATGAAAACATTGGATCGTTTGGGTGTGACCCGTATGACATATCTGGTGTTGTTGGAGGTGGAGGATCAAATGGTGCTCTTCATGGAATGACTAAGTTTCACATGGAAAACGCACCAACAAATGAGTTTTTTTTAGAGTATATAGCAAGACCTCAGACAGCGGAGATATTCTTTGAGGATGTTCTTATGGCGTGTGTATTTTATGGTATGCCAATACTAATTGAGAACAATAAGCAACGACTACTGTACCACTTTAAAAATAGAGGATACAGACCATTCTCTATTAATCGTCCAGATAAGCAATACAGCAAGCTCTCTAGGACAGAGATAGAGCTCGGTGGTATACCTAACTCGTCTGAGGACGTAAAACAAGCTCATGCGTCAGCTATTGGCTCTTATATTGAAGAATACGTGGGCATGGATCTTGAGGGTACGTACCGTGATCAAGATTCTATGGGGTCGATGTATTTTACAAAAACACTTGAGGATTGGGCTAGGTTTGATATAAACAACAGGACAAAGCACGATGCCTCAATTAGCTCTGGTCTTGCAATTATGTCTACAAAAAAGTACATTGTTAATCAAGAGAAAACAAATACAAAAATAAGTATTAAATTTGCAAGATACGATAACACAGGCAACCGAAGCGAAATAAAAAAATAATGGATAAACCATCAGTCTTAATACAACAAAGATCATTCCCCAACCAGAACGCAACCGATGAAGAAAAAGCAACAATTGAATATGGCTTAAAGGTAGCAAAGGCGATTGAGGGAGAGTGGTTTAAAAAAAATACAAATAGTTGTAGGTTCTACAATCAATGGGGAGAGTACCACGGACTTAGACTTTATGCTAGGGGGGAACAACCAATTCAAAAATATAAGAACGAGCTATCAATTAATGGTGACATGTCTCACCTAAATCTTGATTGGTCTCCAGTACCTATTATTCCGAAGTTTGTTGACATTGTTGTTAACGGAATGTCTGACAGACTATTTACAATTAAGGCTGAGGCTCAGGATGTTATGTCTGCTGAACACAAGAACATGTTTCAGGACATGATCGAGTCAGACATGATCGCAAAAGACTTCCTTAATCTAACTAAGTCTGAATTTGGAGTTGATGCATTTAATGTTGACCCAAATGAATTACCAGAAAACGATGAGGAATTATCGTTGTACATGCAACTTAAGTATAAGCCTAGCATTGAAATTGCGGAAGAAATGGCAATAGACACTATACTTAAGATGAACGAGTATTCAGAAACAAGAAGCCTTATTGACTACGACATGACTACAATTGGTCTTGGCGTAGTAAAGCATTCATTTTTAATTAACGATGGCGTAAACGTTGAGTATGTAGACCCTGCTAATTGGATACATAGCTACACTGAAAGGCCTGATTTTTCTGACTGTTATTATTTCGGAGAGGTAAAGATGGTTCACTATACTGAACTAAGAAAGATCAATCCAAACTTAACAGATGAAGAATTAACTGAGATAAGAAACGCTAGTTCTGCTTGGTATGATTATTTTCCAATAATAAAAACTTATCAGGACGATGCTTTTTTAAATGAAGTAGTAACACTTCTTTATGTTAACTACAAGACAGACATGAAGTTTGTTTGGAAGAAAAAAATATTAGAGAACGGTGGCGAAAAGGTAATAAGAAAAGATTCATCATTTAATCCTCCAGTTGAGGAAGGGATGATGTACGAGAAGATAGAGTCTGTTAAGGATGTATGGTACGATGGTATATTAGTTGGTGGGTCTAACAAGATGATAAAGTGGGAGATGATGAAAAACATGGTCCGACCAAAGTCAGCTTCACAGAACGCAATGCCTAATTATATTGCATACGCACCTAGAATGTACAAGGGAAATGTTGAGTCTCTTGTTAAGAGAATGATACCGTTTGCAGATCAGATACAACTAACACACCTTAAGCTACAACAAGTGATGGCTAGAATTGTTCCAGATGGAGTCTTTATTGACGCTGATGGAATAAATGAAATTGACTTGGGTACAGGTGCAGCATACAATCCTGAAGATGCATTAAAGATGTACTTCCAGACTGGTAGTGTTATAGGTAGAAGCTACACACAAGATGGGGACTTTAATAATGCTAGAATTCCTATTCAAGAGTTAAACACAAATAGTGGTCAGTCTAAAATGTCTGCACTTATTGGTAACTACAATCATAACTTAAGCATGATTCGTGACGTTACTGGAATAAATGAGGCTAGAGATGGGTCAACACCTAATCCAGATGCACTAGTTGGAATACAGAAGATGGCTGCACTAAGCTCTAATACAGCAACAAGGCACATACTAGAGGCTGGTCTATCTATAACAAAAAGATTGGCAACGTGTATATCATTAAGAATTGGAGACATACTTGAGTACTCTGACTTTGTTGAGGAGTTCTCTATGCAGATAGGAAAGTATAACGTTGGAATTCTTGATGAGATAAAGGACTTATATCTACATGACTTTGGAATATTTATAGAGATATCTCCAGACGAAGAACAAAAACTAAACCTAGAGAAGAACATACAGATTGCACTACAACAGCAAACAATTGATTTAGAAGATGCTATTGACATTAGAATGATCAATAACATAAAGCTAGCAAATGAGATGCTTAAGGTTAAGCGTAGAAAAAGAATGGAGGCACAGCAGAAGCAGAAACAAGAAGAGATGCAGATGCAGAGTCAGATGAACATGCAGTCACAACAAATGGCAGCTGAACAGAAGGCACAGCTATTCCAGATTGAGGCACAAGCTAAGATGCAGTTAAAGGAGGCTGAAGCAAATTATGCTATAATGACAATGAATGCTGAGGTTGAAGCTAAGAAAACATTAATGGATCTTGAGTTCCAGTATAACATGCAACTAAAAGGCATAGAGGTAGATGGAATGTTAACAAGAGACAAAGACAAAGAAAAGGCTAAGGACAAAAGAGTTGACCTTCAAGCCACTAGGCAGTCAGAATTGATTAACCAAAGAAAAAATAACTTACCCCCAATGAATTTTGAGAGTACTGAAGATTCGTTGGATGGATTTGATTTAGAATCCTTTAATCCTAGATAATAATGAATAAAAGAACAATTAAAACAACAACAAAAGATCCATTGAGATTAACGCCTAATGTAATTGGCAATAATGACTTTGTAGATCTAGGATTAGGATTACAGAACAATAAATTATCAGCTAATCTAAACACATCTTTTTATAAGGGTGGTATGGGTAGTAGGATTAATGCAACATACAATGTACCGCTTAACAATAGTAATTTGTCTT